CTGCTCGTCTTTACCTTGGTACCAGCGGTCAAAACAACGCTCGGTGAAAACCAACAGGCAGTAATCGCCCTCGGCAATCGGCATGGCCAGATACGAGCCGCCCCCCTGCAAGGTCACCGGTGGCACCTCAACGAAAACGGGTAACTGCACCGACTCACCATCGATGACCCGATTAATCACCGGCTGCACGTCAACGGTCGTTTCGTTGACCTGAACGACCCTGGCAACAGTCGCTGTGTGCAGGTTGCCCAGCATTTCTCGAAGTGCGTCCTGCATTACCTGGTATAGCGAATCAGCCACAGGGCACCTCGTAATTAGAGGCCTTGATGCAGGTGCATTGCTGCGACCAATCGTCGCCGTCGGTGTCACCTGATATCGTGATGGCCTTGACCTTGTAAATACCGTCAAGATAGTGGGTAAAAACCGTCTCCAGCTTGACCAAACCCCCTAATTTAATTGCCGGATTTAGCATCGTGACAAAGGTCAACTCGTTTTTGTCTGCCTCTGGCGTGCCAATCAAGCCCGTCTCGGCACTCACAACCGGTGCATACCCCTCCCGGACGTCATATTTACCCAAAACAAAAGCCTGCTCGTTGTCAATGAAAAATTCCTGCCCCGGACCCAGGACCGAACCAAATAACTGGGCCGTAGAGCCGACCAGCACCCTGGGACGGGAAAGTTCTGGCGTTTCAGCAACAACCCCCTTGCTGACCTCTGGCAACCCGGCCAAAAGGGCCTTGACCGCTTCACCCTTGTCTTTGACGGTCTGCGACACAAACCCTTGCAACAGTGCCTTACCGCCGTCCAAGACAACCATTTTCGTCACGAAATCGGCCCCTTCGCGAAGGGTCTTTGAAATAATCACGTTGCCACGGAATATCACGTCAAGGTCATCGCCGTAGCCAACGGCCAATTCCGCCGGGGTGTAGTCGCGGTCAAGCTCGCTCTTATAGGGTGGGTCCAGTAGGTTATAGAGCGAAATGTCAAGCTGGTTTGCCTCGGATTTCATCGTTTTTTGGGCAGAAAACACGCAACTTATCGGAGGCTCGATGACCTTGGCCGTCGAACCCTGCCCGAAGGTGAAGCGGTAATTCCTGCCAAATCTCACTCCTGAACCTCCGTTCCCCGAAGTAAGGCCGTCGTCTCCGGCGTGACAAAGTACAACTGGCAGCGGCCCGTTTTGAAATCATCGATCCGGTACGGGTCGACTCCCCCGGATTCCAGGCAAAAAAACGCAAAAGGCCAATTGGCACACATGATCAACGGTAATCCAGCAGCGATACGGTAGCCCTGGATTGTTTTGCCGGTCCATGTCAAATCAAAAAACCACGATTGGACCGCCGGGCGGTAGGCCAGTTCCAGGGTGCAATCACCGACCGACGTTATCAGAGTATGCCGCTGTCTGGGGCTGTCTGTGATGTTCGTGATTTTGATCATCCTAACCCCCCATCAGCGACCCAAGCAATGACCGGGCCTGTTTTTTGTTGTCCTCACTGGCACCTTGCACATCCTGTACTCCCTGATCTGTCCGTTTGGCCGTCTGTTTTTTGGCCGGTTTCGACGGGGCCTTATAAAATTCCTCGATGCCAACGACCTTTGTAACGGCCATCCTGACCTGTTTCAAGTCTATCTCAAAACGGATCACTTGTGACTTATTGTCACGATTCAGGGAAAGGCTGGTGATTGCCATGTTGTCGATAACGCCATTGATCCCTTCGACAGATATTAGTTGGCGGCCGTTGTAAACCGACTGGATAAAGTCAAGAAATTGTTGGCGAATCGACTTTGTTTGCAAACCCTCCGTGGCCCGGAAGGCGTCTTTGGCCTGCTCATGTTTCACTGCCCGGTAAATCCCGTCGATTTTCGCCATCCGCAGTAATTCGGCCTGGGTCTTGTCGGCGTAAAAGTTGGCAATCTCGCCAACTAGGTCATCTTCAGGCTCCTCGGTGACATCGACCGGCGGTGCGTCAACGAAAATATCAGACACGACACCCGAAATCGTATAGCGAAGCGGTTCCCGGATTATGTCGTCGCTTGCCACGGTCCCATCCTCCAACACTTTGTCTGGGACAGAGGCGGTCAGGGTGGTAGTGTCGGACACGTGGGCGTAGAGGTTGAAGCCCCCGATACCCAGGACCGTTTGTTCGCCCTCTTCGTATGTCTGTTGCCTACCGTAGGTCATACCCCACCCCTTGCCGTCATCATTCGGGCCTGCTGGAGTTGATCCTGCAGCCCCCGTTGCACCGCCCGTCCGGCGGCCTCGGGCTGGTCGGTTTTGATCTCGATGGACACGTCTTGTTTGATCTCCGTCTGGCTGACCCGGGAAACCCCAGGGGCTTCGGAGACTGGCAGTACCCCGAAATCAGCAGGGGACACATCAGGCAATCCTTGGATAGTCTCGAGCGTAATCGACTTGTCACCGCCCAACAGATTGACTGCCCAGTCTGGCAAAACCGCCCGGGCCGCATCCATGATTAGGTGACCCAGGCCCGAAAACATCGCCTTGATTCCTGCCCAGAGGCCCTTGAATAACTCACCGATGTAAACCACGGCGTTTTTGGCCATCTCTTTCAGGGCGTCCCATGCTCCCTCGAAATTGCCGGTAAATAGGTTGGTAATAACGTCAATAAATGACGTCCATATCCCGACAAGTGCATCGATGGCCTTCCTGAACGAGTCAGGCAGTAGCATTTTGAGAAAATTACCAACTGCCGTAAATACCGCCTTGGCAAATTTACCCAGGCCAGAGAGCAGCGATTTGACGTAGTTGATGGCACTGCCGAACGCCCGCTTGAAAAATTCCTTCGCAGCGACGGTGTCACCCCGGAACAATGCCATGACACCCTGGAAAACATTGATAAAATACCCACACACTGCACCGATGGCCCGGCCAATGTCAATTACCGCCGGAATAACCGCTTTAGCAAACTCGATTATCGGTGGCAACAGGGCCTTCCCGAAGGCCACGATTTCGGCAAATAGGTCTTTGACGAATTGGACCGCATCCCGCAGGATTGGTCGGATATCCACCCCGAACGAGTCGAATAGCTTAGCAATAACGGAATCACCGCCCTGGGCAGCGACTATCAGATCATCGATTATCAGGACAACCGCCGCAATTGCCGCAGCAGTCAGCAACATTGGGGCAAATGACACGGCCCAGGCCGCACCCAGGGCAACGATGATCGGCATCAGGCGCTTAATGGCCCCGACCGCTGCTTCCATGACCGGGCCAATTTTCCGCAGACCCTTATTTAACCAGGAATCGCTGTCCTGCAGTAGGGCCTTGAATTGCCCCTGTAAATCGTCCAGGACAGGAATCATACTGATTGCAACCCTCTGACCCAGCACTCCTATGCCGTGCCGCAGATTGTCGATGTTGGTGGACAGGGTGGCTGACGTCTCGGCCTGGGCCTGACTGATAATGCCCCACTGTTCAGCGTCGGCCATCAGGCGATCTAGTCCATCGGCCCCGCCTTCCAACATGTTGATCAACGATTGATCAATGCCCAGTTGGTAAGCCAGCCCAATCCGTTTCGACTGCTCCATCCCCTTCGTTTTTTCGGCAATATCCTTGAGAATATCGACGGTTGGCCGTATTTCACCCTGCGCGTCGGTTATTTGCAAACCCAGGGCCTCGATGGCCAACTTGGCCCGACCTGCCCCGGTTGCGGCAAATTGGCCGAGTCGTTGGTTTAATCCTGCTATTGACGCGTCAAGGGCCTCGACCGAGCCCCCGTCCTGTGTGGCCGCATACCGCAGTTTTTGTAGGGCCTCGACACCCACCCCCTGCGCCCTGGCAAAGTTTCGCATTGCGGCGACGCATTCTAATTGCTTTGATGCCCAGACTGCAGCCCCGGTGGTAGCCCCTGCAAGGGCGGTCGCCATCAGGGCCGATTGTTTGACTACTGTTTTTAGCCCGGCATTGAATTTGGCCAGAGGCTCCAGTGACCCCTTGAACGAAAATTTTGTTATCACCTCATTGACTACAGCCATTTACCGCCTCTTATGCGCCCTTTCGACGTAGTGCGCCTCGATGTCCCTGGATATCGACTCAAATTCCACCAAATCCAAGAAATCGTCGGTGTCCAGGGCCTCTAGTTCTGCCAAAGAGCCGTAACCAGCCTTCACCAGTGACAACAACGTCATCTTTTCGTCGTCTAGGTTGGTGAAGCGGATTAAATCTTCTCCCTGGGAACGCCTGGGAACGCCGAGCCGGTAAGGCCTTCGGCTAAAAAAGGGTAACTGATGCCCCCCATGGCAGCAGTGACGAATTTGAGATAGTCTTGTGGGTAGTTGTCCCAGTGCGTTTCCAGTCGGGAAAGTAAAGCGCCATCGAACGTTGTCACGTCTGCGATGGTGGCCATGACATCGTCGAATTTTTCCGAATCCATGAACCCGAAATCGCCATCGGAGAGCTGGTCTTTGATGTGTGTGAAATATGCAAAAACCTTCCGGCGTTGTTTATGCCTCATGCGGGTCAGCCGGTACTCCCTGCCGTTGACCTCGATTAGGCCGGTCTCATAGATTTGTCGCAACAATTCAAGTTGATCCATCATGTCACCTTCCGTTTGGCCTCACGAACCCTGAACTTCCACTCGGAGACGTGTTCCGGCTCCATGTTGTTCAAAACGGGGCCGGGGGCCTCCGTGATGTGCATAGTGCGCAGCTCGACGGTCTCGATGACCGGGGCGTTGTCCCGAGTAAACAACGTCTTGATTGCCCCGTCAAAGACCAAGGCCGGGACAGCATTTCGCCAAAGGTTCAGTAGTGCATCGTTTCCGGAATTTCGCTGAACCCGGATCGTC